ATATTTCTTTGAATGGTTCTGCTGGTACGGGTAAAACCTTCATTGCAATGTATCTGGCACTAGAAGAAATTTTGGATAAAGACACACCTTATGATAAATTGGTTATTATCAGATCCGTTGTTCCAATTAGAGATATTGGTTTCTTGCCAGGAACAGAAGAGGAAAAGCAAGAGGTTTATACAGCACCTTATAGAGGTATTGTAAGTGAACTCATAGAAGACCCTAATGCTTGGGATGCTCTTGTAAATCAAGGGGCAATAGAGTTCACATCAACATCATTCATACGGGGTATTACATTAACCAATGCTATTATCATTGTAGATGAAATGCAGAACCTTAATGGTAGAGAATTAAATACTATTATTACTCGTATAGGGGAGAACTGTAGATTTATAATGTGTGGAGATTATTTTCAATCAGATTTCAAAGTTAAAAAGGAACGTGATGATATATTACAATTCTTAAAAATTATGAATAATCTGAAATACTTTGAAACTATAGAATTTACTTGGGAAGATATTGTTAGATCGGATTTTGTGCGTGATTATATTATGACAAAGGAATTGATGAAACGTGATAATAGATTGAATATTGATTGGTAAGAAACATACAGAAGAAACATTGCAACAAATCGACCAAAAATGAAATGTCCATATTGTGATATAGAATGCACAAGTTCAAATTTTACAAGGTGATAATTGTAAACATAAAACGAAACCTAAATAAAACGAAACCTATAGAAATTAAATAAAATATTATGTCAAAAAAACTAGCAAAATACGATTCTAAAAATAAATTTAAAGATGAATTGAAACGGAACACTCCCAAGAAGATGCGAGATCCTTCTGATAAAAATAAGGAAAAGTATAATAACCAAAGTGCATTATTAAATTATGAAATTATTTGAATACATTGACATAGATTTTGGGTATGACGATTTAGATGTGGTATATAATGGTGGTGGCAGAAAATACAAAACCCCTAACGGAAACTTGTATCCATCTGTTACTACTGTATTATCAATATTAAGTCGTGATGGTATTGAGGCCTGGCGTAAACGAGTGGGAGAAGAAGAAGCTAATAAAATATCTTATCGGGCTTCTACTCGTGGTACTGCTGTTCATTCCATTATAGAACAATATGTAAAGAACAATCCTGATTATAGAGCGGGGTTCATGCCAAATGTTTTACAATCTTTTATGAATGTAAAAGAAATCCTTGATACTAGAATGGGTAAAATATATGGTCAAGAGTTTGCTCTATACTCAGACCATTTAAAGTTAGCGGGTCGTGTAGATTGTGTGGGTGAATTCGATGGTGTTATGTCTATTATAGATTATAAGACTTCATCTAAACCAAAGAAGGAAGCATGGATATCTAATTATTATATCCAAGAAACTGCTTATGCTATTATGTGGGAAGAAAGAACTGGGATACCTATTACACAATTAGTGACAATTATTGCTGTTGATAATGCTCCTACTCAGGTGTTTATTGAACATAGAGATAATTGGACAACTAAATTACTAGAAACCATTGATATGTATAACATCGAACATCATATTAATACTAATAATCAATGAGAATGGAGGATAAAATCACAAAGTCTCAACTTAATGTTATAGAGAAATCCCTTGATAAATTATTCAACCAGGTTGAGTTTACTAAACAATCCCGTTCATATTGAATATGATAAAAAGAATAAAGAAGTAAATCTTGTCGCTAAAACAGTAATGAGAAAAAAAGGTTTTAAAACTGGTGATAAAGTATTAGCAGTTGAAGGTATGTTAGGATTTAAAGATTTTTATAAAAACTAGAAGCGAGATAAATTATGAAATTTGTGCCATTGAAAAAGAATGTATTAGTAGCAAACATTGAACGTGTAAAAACAACATTATCCGGAATTATTATTGAAGGTACTTCTGGTATGTCTGATAATGAAACTGGTCGAGTACTTGAGATTGGATCAGAAGTGAATGAGGTTGCTGTGGGTGATGAAATCTTATTAGATTGGGCAAAGAGTACACCAGTGAAAGTTGATGGTGAACAACGTGTTGTTATTACTGAAGAGTTTATTATAGCTGTTATAGAAAGGTAAATACGCTGATGAAGATATTACAATTTATGAAATATAAAATACTAAAGATCGCGAAGAGTGATATTAGAAAAAAGTTATTAGCTTTTGGTATGACACCATCTACTATTATTGAGGTTATAAGAGTAGCACCTTTAGGGGATCCTATCGAGATAATGGTTCGAGATAGTTTTATAAGTATTCGCTCCAGCGAGTGGAACACATTAACAGTAACAACAGAAATTTAAAAATAAGGATATATAATATATGGAAAGTGGAAGTCTAGAAATGATTCTAGGATCAGATCAAAAGTCTGTTAGTTTTTTAAATAGACCTTTAGGTGGAGTACTTCACGAATTCTATTTGTCGGGTGAAATTGAAGAAGCATCCAAATATATAAATTGGTTTGATACAATTCGAAATGCTGTAAAGGGTGATATTATTAGAATTAATATCAATTCATTTGGAGGAGATTTATTTACTGCTATTCAAATGATACGAGTGCTTCAAGAAACAGAAGCCGATGTTATTTGCTCAGTTGAAGGTGCTTGTATGTCTGCCGCTACAATGATATTCCTTCAAGGTTCTACTTATGAAGTATCAGACCATTCTATGTTTATGTTCCACAATTATTCGGGTGGTACTATAGGTAAGGGTGGTGAAATGTATGATAACATTCTTCACGAAAAGAAATGGTCAGAAAAACTATTAAGAGAAATCTATGAAGACTTCTTAACTGAAGTTGAAATCGAATCTATTCTAAATAATAAAGATATTTGGATGGATAGTGATGAAGTTATTGATCGCCTAAAGACAATCAATAAAATGTATAAAGAAGGTGATCCTATGTTCGATGATTCCATTGAAGAAGAAGTTAAACCTAAAAAGTGTTGTAAGAAAACTAAATGTTGTGAGGAAAACTAAATGATAGATGATATCTTTGATTTCGGATTTACTTTGGTAAATGAGACAGAACTTGAGGTAGTGCAACAAGCAGCCGAAAAAGTACAAACCTTATCTACTGCCACAGAAACATCTAAAGAAAAGTTAGATAAACTGTATAACGCTATCCAACCTCTGTTGTCTAATTTGAAACAATCACCAGAAAAATATTACATACTTTGGCCAGACAGAGCGGCAAAGGTGGAACAATTTAGTGATATAATCGACTCAATTTATTCGAGTTAGGTATGAGTATTATGACAAAAGGCAAAGTTTATATTTTATGAAAAATTTAAGTACAAGCGGGGGTAAAGGGGATTCTCAAAGACCCGCAAAAGTTGACCGGAAACAATTTGAAGACAATTGGGACAAAATCTTTGGTAATGCTAAAAAAAACACATTAAAAGATACTAAACCTATAATAGAGGAAGAAGTGTTATGAGTAAATTTAAGTTAAGCAGAAGGTCTAAGAAGAAACTGATTGGGGTAGATCTAGGATTACAAAGTGTTGTAAAAAGGGCAATAGAAATTACTGAGATAGACTTTGGTGTAACTGAGGGTGTGAGATCACTTGAAAGACAGCAAAAGTTATTTGATAAAGGAGCAAGTCAGACAATGAGAAGCCGGCATTTAACCGGAATGGCCGTTGATCTTGTTGCCTATATAGGAACAGAAGTTAGGTGGGATTGGCCTTTGTATCATAAACTAGCAGATGCTATGAAGGTTGCTGCTTTAGAACTTGGTGTTGAAATCGAATGTGGGGCTGATTGGAAAAACTTTCCGGATGGACCACACTTTCAAATAAAACACTAATTTAAAATTATTTACTTGACATCACCCCAATATCATAGTATAATAGTATTTTGAAATGGGAAATATTCGAAAATGAGTAAAATTTCAGATTATATTATCAAAATGGAACAAGATGCACTCGTTCTATCCTATGTAGAGTTTGTTGAAAAATACGGATCCTACCACAACCAAGAAGTATATCAAGAAACAGGATTTCCGGTACTTCTTCAAGAGAAACAGGAAACCCTTGCTGTATCACTAAATCAAAATAAGAGTAAACTTTTAAAGTAAGACGTGTTATAATTATACCACGATTAACTAGGAGAGCTGATGAATTTTAAATGTGATGTAAATTTTAAAAGTGATGTAAATTTGAAAATACAAAAATTTACACAAACGGATGTTATGGATTCAGAAAATAGTATACTAGAAATAACATCAAAAGGTTCGTTGAGATGTAAACCAACTAAAACCACACCAAGAGAATTATATAATTATGAGGCATATTGAATTGATAAAAAATGCGGTGACAAGAATTGAGTTTAAAAATAGACTCAACTCAAAGAATAAATTTCCAAGATCATCTAAGGCATATAAGAACTTCCTAAAGTCGGAAATGCCTATTACTAATAACTTGGCTAAGTTAGATGTGAACCATAATATTTCACCGAAAGATTCAGAATCTTTCACTAAAACCCATTATGGTGATGTATATAATGCAACAATTGAATGAAACTGATATTATGACCGATATAACATTGAATGAAACTAACTATAGAAACTTTTTAAAATCTAATATATGCGAGGTAACCTTTACTAAAGTCGATGGATATACAAGAGTAATGACCTGTACACTTCAATCAGAAGTAATCCCCGAAGATAAAAACCCTAAAGGAACATCAACAAGAAAAATGTCTGACGAAACCATTGCGGTTTATGATACTTTTATTGAAGATTGGAGATCATTCAGGATTGATTCTGTAACGGAGTTTAAAGTTCTAAAATAAGGAAAATAAGTGTTGACATGGATGTCGATTTAGGTTATAATTAATCATACTTTAAAAAACTTGAGAGATAAAGATTATATTATGAAAAAAGAAGACAACAAAAAAGATTTAACTAAATCGTTAGAATGTAGTTACAAAGATCTACCATTAGATGACAACGATGATTATGATCTTAAAGCCTTTACATCACAACAACTAAGTGATTTCTATTGGGACAACCCCGAAGCAATTCCTGACTAAAAATAAAACTTGACATTCAGAACTAGTTAAGGTATAATTAGTTTTACTTTAGAGAAATATAGGAAATATATCATATGTCGGTTATTAAAAAGAAGAAAAAGGTTGTTACCAGAACCAGAACCAGAATCAAAACTGGTTTAGCGGGTGCTCCTATTGATACTTTTGAAAAATTTAAAAGGTATATTCATACTGAAATTGATAAGAAAGTAATATCAACCATTATAACAGATTATATCCATCAAACCTGTTCTAAAGAAGATCAAAAATATATTTCAGCCTGTCCTGAATATATGTTTACAACAAGGTCCCACATTGCTGCTTGTATTCATTGGAAATATGCACTAGGTGGTGAATTTAAACCTCGCACTGTTATAAAGAATAAAGAAGAGATTACAATATTTTATGATGGAAATAAAGCAATATCAGAGTTCTTATCAAAATCCATTGAACTAGGAAAAAGTCTTAAAAGAGTATCTGGTAATTCAAAACCTATTATTGTAATAAGTCCTAAAGAAAGATTATTGAATAAAATCAATAAAACTGTGATGATTGATCTAGATTATATAGAAGATTCTTGGATTGATAATAAAAAGGATGTATCTAAACTAGATCTATATACAGCATTTAAGGGTCATGGTTTAACTGGAGCATCTGTACCTCATGTAAGAGCAAGACTTATGACATGGTTATCTGAATATTCAGATGCCTTTAATAATACATGTGAACAAGCGGTTGAAGGGTATTCACATATTATAAGAAGAATTATCAGAAAGAGAATTGATATTATTAACGTAATGTTAGGGGATTTGGATAAAGTATTATCAGCATCTAAGGCAGTTCGTAAAACTAGAGTGGTAAAACCTAAATCGGTTAGCAAACAATTGGAGAAACTTAAATATCAAAAAGAGAGTTTGGAATTTAAAATATCATCTATCCAAGCTAGTTCCATCATTGGTGCAATGAGATTGTTTGTATTCAACTCTAAGACTCGTGAAATATCAGAATATATTTCTACGTCCTCTAAGGGGTTTGAAGTTAAGGGTACAACATTACAGAACGTGAGTGATGTGTCAAGGAAAACTAGGTTAAGGAAACCAGAAGAGTTCTTGACAATTGTACAAAAGAAAACAATTAAACAAATTGATACTGCATGGAAATTATTAACATCAAGGTTAGGTGTTCCAAAGGGTAGACTTAATTCTGATACTATAATTTTAAGGGTGTTCTCCTAATATGATAATATTTAATATGACCACGAATATGACAGAACAGATTGAAAACGAGTTCGACTTGATTCCATTAACACCAAAAGAATTCTCTTATATGGTCGAAGATAAAATCTTAAAAGGATATTATTATATTGATGCTTGTGTTGAAGTCTGTAATATGTTAGAGTATGATATTACAGAGATTTCTAAATTAATTACACCATCTTTATTGCATAAGATTGAAGCCGAAGCGATTGCTAATAGATCACTTAAATCTAATTCTCATACTCTTCCTTTATGATAGAACCGTTTACCTCATTTAGGTTATATCAATCCATAAAGTTGCATTTTGACTCTGATACGTATGATTGTATTAAATACCATTTCAAAACTTCAACTAAACCCGAATCCTTTTGGAAACGGAAGGATAAATATTTCTTCGCCAAAATAGGAAAAAGATTTGATGATACCGATGAATTAGTTGGGTATTATGCCTCACAGTTTGTTGCTGATAATAAATGGATTGGCGACATGATAAACGATGAAGATGTGTTTACCGATTGGCAAAGAAGAAACCAAGCGTTAGCATATAACTTTGAACAAGATATATGTAAACTTAAAACTTACACGACAGGATCATTTGATGAATTGTTTGATTGTTCTGAAGGTCATCCTGTCCTAATAACCTCTTTGATATCAGAAGAGATATCAATAGAAACCGCGGTAATCCTAAATCACATAACAAAGTTTTTATCTAAAGTAGATAAGGAGATTACAGAAACAATTGTATGGCCGGATATATCAAGAAAGATTCGTAAGTACGGATCATTCATTAATATTGATAATAATAAATTTAAAAATATTATATTAAAAGTCTTTACATCTTAAAGATTTTATGTTATAATAGTGTTTTAGTAGTAGAAAGAAGTAGAAAACTTATATGTAGTAAATGTGGATAATTCAGTAAATAATTCAGTAAATAAAAAAGGAAAATAATATGTCGTTTGATTCATTAAAAAGAAACCGTACTAATATGTCTTCATTAACTAAAGCAGCAGCTGCTGCTGGTGGCGGTGAAAAGAAAAACTATGCTGATGATAGACTTTGGAAACCAACAGTAGATAAAGCCG